CGTTGGCCTGCCCGACGTAGCCCGACGCGCGCGCGGCGCCGCCCGACGTCACCAAGTTGCCGACATTAGCGGCAGACTGGCCAACGTCTTGACCAAACCCCATAGCGGCTTGCAAGCCGCCGCCATACAAACCTGACAGAGCGTTGCCGCGCTGCATGCGCAGCTCCATCGCGCGAGTAAACGCGTTCTGATACTCCTGCGACGCAAGCTCCTGACCGTACTGTTGTCCAGCCTTGAGCGCACCACCTGAGAACATACGCCCGCCCGCCGACAAACGGCGGTCAAGGTCGCGCATGCCTTCTTTCAAACGAAAGCCGTAACCGGGGTCAACAACCAATTCGTTTTCGCCAAACGGTCGCCCAAGCACTCCGTAATCGGGGGCGCCCGTATCGGGGCCAATACCCGCCATGCGAGCAAGCGCGTTCTGCGCTTCGATGCCCGTCTCGCGGAACGGCCGCGACAGTTCTTCCTGCCTTGCCAGCGCTTCGCGCTGAACGGCGGCTGCTTCTTGAGTAGCACGTTCTTGCGCTCGAGCGGCTTTGCTAGATGCGCGGGAGGATGAAACAGCGCCGATCGCGGCGCTACCTAAAACTGCTGCAGCGGTGCCAATGCCCATTTATGCGACCTCTTTGAAAAACGTGCGTTCCATCGGACGGAACCCCTTGCGGGCGTATAACTTTTCCATCTGCGGTGCCCGTTCGTCTTCTAACGCAATCATGAACAAGGCGGACACACCTTGCTCATTTGCCCATGCTTCTATTGCATCATACATTGCTTGTCCAGCGCCATGCCCTCGGGCCTCGGGCGCGAGCCACCACCACAGCTCCTGCGCGACAAAGTGCGAGGGGCTGAAGTACATGGGGTAAGCCAGAGCGCCGGCGATGCCGACCGGGCGCCCGTCGACTTCCGTAATCCACATGCCGGCAAGCGGATTCTCGAGCGCCGATTTGTAGAATTGGCTAAAGCCTTCCGGGTCAAACGGAATAACCTGGTGCATGGGGCTCGCGTCATGGAACGCCTGCCCCATCGGCAGATACGCCGGCAGATCCTCAAGCGTAGCGCGGCGGACGATCATGACACCTCGCGCCCGGAAGATCGGATGTTGATGGCCGACGCCGTGCCCGCGATCGTCGAGATGAACCCGCCCGGTGCGAGGGCAGCGCCTACAATCTCAGGGAACGTGTACGTCTCAGACGGCTGTAGCGATTTGGTCTTAACGATCAAGTTTTGGTTGCCAGCGCCATCTAACGCAGTCACAAGGTTGACCGAGATAGTAGCCACAGATGCGCTGTAATTCGTGGCAGTAAACTTGTCGATAATGGTCGTGACGCCATTCGCGGTGTACTGCGTTGTTTGGGTGTTCTCGGCAATCTTTGCCGGAATCAGCACTCTGACATTAACTGCCATAGATCACCTAGGGAATAGTAAATTTGAATCGAACGCGGCCCTTAGACCCCGGCCTGCCGGGATCGCCGCCTTCTACGGGGTCGCCACCGTCGCCGCCAGCGCCGCCGACCAAGTTGCCAACGCCGAGCACAGCCGCGCCGCCAGCTTGCGTAAACGCCGCTCCGCCTGCACCGTTGGTGTTAGTCGTGTTGCCGCCAGAGGCGACGCCTGCCGCACCCTGCTTGCTTCCGTTAATACCAACGCCACCAAAGCCGCCGCCGCCTCCGGTGCAGATCATCTCTGCAAGGGCGTAAGTGCCCGCCGACGCCGACGACACGCCTCCAGAACCGCCTATGGGGTCGCCTGCGGTGCCGTTGTAACCAGCGCCGCCTACCGAGTACGCAATCGTCTTCAATGCATCGCCGCCGCTCAAAACCAGTATGGTCTTGGCGTATCCGCCGCTACCACCGCCACCGCCGGGATTTTCTTGGGGCTCGTAAGCAAACTCACCAAAGATGTTAGTTACGGTTCCAAAGCCACCGCCACCGCCGCCACCCCACACTTCGATGGTGACGCCCGTCGCGCCGGTGGGAATCGTGACTGTCCCTGACCCCTCAGAGAAGTCAAATACGCCGGCACCGGCTCCCCCCGTCGTGCCCGCAATACCCGCAACTAGAGTCGCGCCGCCCATTACGACAAGCCTGCTCCGCTAATGAGCCAAGCGGTGCTGCCAATCTTGACGCAAGTCGCCAAGCCGTTCTGCGCCAAGGTGCGCGTGCCGGTCGTCGTGCTATTCGCCAGTGTCAGCGTGTCGGTCGTAATCGCAATCGAGAGCGGCGACGAGTTGACGTTGACGATAATGATGACCGTACCGACAGGAAACGCGACCGCCGAGTTTGCCGGAATGGTCAGCGTCTTGGACGTGCCGTTCATTAGGATGGACTTGCCGCGATCGGCAAGCACCAACGTGTAGTTGTCGGTCTTAGACACTTGCGGGGCTTCTCGATAGCCCACGGCAAAGTTAGCGCTAACGGTATCGTTGTCCGGTATCAGCGGTGTGCCGGTAAAGGTAGGCGAAGCAATCGGTGCGTAGGTTGCAGCAGCCGTAGCCGCAGTCACCGCGTTGGTGATGCCGTAGCCCGCCAACGTCGTCGGCGTGCCGGTAATGACTGACCACGGCACGGCGCCTGTCGATATGTCATTGACGCCTGCAATATCGTCGTATTCGCCGATTTGCACGTCATTGGAATCAGTCAGTACAAACTTGTACTTGACCCCCTCTGCCAGCCACATGTCTTCGGGCAGGCGACCGCCGCTATCGAGCACAATCGGGTTTGAGTTAGACGACGAGCCGCTGATGGACGTATACGTCACACGCGGCGTGGTGGTGCCCGCGTCGTAGGTGTAAATCTTTCCGCCCGACAGGACGCTGCCGTCGTCGGTGAAAAATTGCGCCCCGGCGCCTGCGAAGGCTGAAAGATAAACGGTCATAAAATCCTCATGCGTCAATCAGCAGACAGTTATTGGGAGCGGCTTGCATAATAACCCAGTTTGTGCCATTGGAGACGAGCGTGGCCCAGTTTCCAGCCACGTTCAGCAATATGCTGTTTTGGGCCGCCCCGCCGCCGAGCGGAATGACGTTGCTGGAGGCCGAGTTCAGCAGTTGAGCCTGCCAGTTCTGAAAGGTTATGGTTCTGCCAGAGTGGCTTGCCGCAGAAGGCAGCGTCACCACGCAAGTTGACCCAGACTTGTTATTGACCAGCCACGTTTCGCCATTAGCAACGGTAAAGTCTGCCGTCTTAACGTAAGGCGGCGAGGTGACGATTTCGCCCGTTGCCTCTTCGTAAGTAGGCCGGACAAACAAAATGCCGTTGCTTGCGGCATTAACAACCGCCGCCATAAACACAATCGGGTTGGGCGGGTCAGGCCGTGTTTTAGTCAGGCCGCCCGTGACAGCCGGGTTGTAATACAGCACCGTGCCGTCTACCCAACCGCCATCGCTTAGACCGCGAGTATCTACGCCCTTGATTTCGCCAAACCAAGTAACGTAGCCCCATGCGTTGTTTGCAATGTTTTGGGTGGCAACGCCCATGATGTACTCGGCTTGCGCGGCCAACAAGCCAGTGGCAGGAGCAGCCAGCAAACCACCCGACGCGCCTACCGCGCCGGTGAACATTACTACTTGGCCCTTGGTAATCGCAGACGATGCCTTGACTCGATAGAACGTCTCTTCGCCAACGTCTTGCACGATGGCGCCAGAGTCTTCCATCACAATCGCTAACGTCTTGGAGCGATCCTCGTTATCCCAATACACCGTTCCCGGTGTAATGGACGGATACGGGCCGGGGTTACGCGCAAACGTTGTCCACGGCAGGTTGGCCTGTTCTAAGGCCGCAAACGTACCGAGTTGCGGTTGGGGCAGCGTGTCTACGGCGTCAGAGATAACTTGGGTCTGCGACTCAAAGTTAGGCTGCGGAACCGGCGCTAACGCCAAGTCCACAGTCGATATGTCGCTCGTACCCGCGCCTGTGATGTTGAACAGATTGTAGAGAAACCGATACCACTCGCGATTGACGAGTCCAGTATTGGCATCCACAAACGGCACGCGGGGTGCCGGTATCTGTGTAATCTTGTCAGGCATTGGTGCCGGTGATTTGTAGCTCGGCACCCATGATGGCGACCTTGACCGGATCAGTGCCGCTGATTTCGTACACGCGGTCGCGCAGTTTGGTCGTCATGCCAAGACGACGGAAGATGGCGCGAGTGCCGTACTGGCCGATGCGACCCATCGACGTCGTGCGCTCGCCGTTCCAAGTGTGACCGCCGTCGTCTGACCAGCGCAGCATCAGTTGCGGATCAGCGCCCACGGTATAGTTCACATCAAGCTCAATGTCTTGGCTCAACTCGGTCTGCAAGATTTGCAGCAACTCGCTGGCCAAAAACTGCTGGTCGTTTAGCGCATAGCCTGACAAGCCAACACCCGTCTCGCAGTCGATCTGCAGCGCGTGATGCGCTGTACGCGTCAGGTTGTTAGCGCCGGTGGGCAACGCGCGCCAGGTGCGCAGCCACTTCTGCGTGACGCCGGCGTCGGCGTAAACGTCGAGGCTGAACGCGTACAGGCGTCCGTTCTCGTAGTCACCGATGATCGGTTGGCCGTCAAACCGAGCGTGGTTGTTGCCGCGATGGCGTTTGAAGTCGCCGTTACGGAAACCGGCGCGTTCATGCCAAGCGCCCGTAGCCGCGTCGAATACCCAAGTCGTGTCGGCGTCGGTAAAGTTCAACACATAGAACGTGTGACCGTCCTGCTGGTACGTGTATGCCACAGCATCAGCCAAGTTGCTGTACTGCTGAATGGCAAATTCTACAGCGTGCGTCGAGATGCGCACGGCTTGATAGCCTTCGGCGCGGTAAACGATGCCTTGGCCTCGAGCGTCTGCGCCGAGCCAGAAGACGGAGTTATCCATCTTGGCTACCGAGTACGGCGCAATGCAGCCGACTTCGTTGTACGCGCCTTGGATGCGCGTCAGCGGGAAGAGCGGGTCGCCCGAGTTGTACCAGACCTCGACGCTGTTGGTGCCAAACAGCCACGCTTCGCGGTGGTCGATGATGAGCGACACCAAACCGTCGGGCGAGCCTTCGGCGCTGGCAAAATCGAGCGGGTCGATCGACAGGC